GGACGCGCCTTGAGCCATACGCCCATTGATAGTGCGGATGAACTGTGACAGCCATTCGCCATAAGTGTTAGAGACCGTAGATGCCGAGGCGCTTTGTGTGAGCGCGTTGGCCTGTGGGTTAATCGTGAGACCGCTGTAGGTCAAAATGTCGGCTGCGACGTTCGCAAATAATCCACCGGTAATTGCTTGGCTGTTTCCTTCAAGTCTGCCGAAACGCGCAAAGTATGACTCACATGAGATGTTGATGAAGTCTGCGTTGCCGACGCCCCCAGAGTACGGGATGCCGTAGCTCACGCTCACGCCTGAGATGTAGCCAGCGTAAACATATTCCCCAGATCCGTCGTGCTTGACGCGGATGATGTTGCCTGGCACGAGCGCGGTGATCGGTGACGCGTAGCCCGTGGGGTAGCGCAAAGTCACTTGAGCGGTATCTGCCGAGTACTCGTCTAACTGTTTCTCGCGCCCCTGCTTCATGCTGAACGACACAACGTTCGTAAGGTCAACGATTGTGCCTGGGGTTGATGCCAGCGAGTAAGAGACGGTGTAAGTCTGGATTGCCATTATGGGTTAGTTATTCGGATCGGGATTGCGCCGTTTTGCCTCATGTAGTTTCTGAGAGCTGCGACTACTGCGTTCGGGTCTCCGCCGTTGACGTTGATGGTGACGTTGTTGCCCATACTTGGCGTGTTGTTGCCGGTGAGTGGCACGACGGCCTCTGGGCCTTTCTCGCCGATCATGGCAAGGGTCGGGCTGTTCACGATGCCACCATTAGCGAGCATCGGGATATCGGGGACGTCGAAACCTGCTCCGCCGATGCCTGGAACCCAGCCTGGGATCTTGAACGAAAGTTTCCCGACCGTGTTATTCCAGACAGTAGCAATGCCGTTGAATAAGCCTTTATAGACCGCGACTAGACCGTTGACGTATCCGGTGACAGCGGTGACGACGCCAGCGAAGCCTGCTTTGATGCCTTCAAAGACTGTGCTCGCTGTGTTGCCGATGGCCTGAAATGCTTTTCCGAAAATGTCAAATTTCATCTGCAAGACGACTAGAGCTGCGCCGACCGCAACAAAAAGCGCAACCATTAAGAAGATCGGGTTGAGTGCCATGACAGCGTTGAAAGCAGCTTGGACGGCTGTGAAAGCAGCTGTAGCTGCAGTCCAGGCTTTCATTGCAAAGTTGACTGCGAGGATGGCTGTGGCGATGCCTGCGATTGCTCCGCCGACGACAAGAAATGTCGTTGTATTTTCTTGAGCCCATGTCCCGAGGCGCTCGATGTATGGGAGTACGGCTTGGATCGCTGGGAGTAGAGCTGCTCCGATTGACTCTTTGGTTTCTGCGAGTCCGATGGAGAGTCTTTTGAAACGTCCTTCTGCTGTGTCTGCAGCTGCAGCTGCGTCGCCTCCGAAAGTGTCCGCCAGCACCGACATCGCGCCTTCGACATCGAGACCGTCCTTGAGGAGTGTCTTCATGCGTGGGTCTAGGGCTTTGAGTCCTTTGTCGTTGCCTGCGTATGCCTTGGCGAGCGCGTCGGAAACTGTGGCGAGATCTTTGCCTGTGCCTGCAGCTATGTCTTGAGCAAGTTTGAGCCCGTTTTGGGCTTGTTCAAGGTTTTCTGTGCCGGTGACAAGTTTTGCTAATGCTGGGCGTAGTTCGTCGTCGGCGGTGGCGGTAGCCATTGACAGCGACGAAATGAAGTCCTCGTTCTTTTTGATTGCCGAGTCTGAGGCATTGGTGACGCCTCGGATGTTGCGAGCAAGTTGTTCCTGTGCAGCTGCGTCTTCCATTGCGCCTTTGACCGCGTCAAAAGCGACAGCGCCTAAACCTGCGAGAGCAGCAGCAGCTGGGACTGCTGCTTTCTTGATAGCGAACTGGGCTTTTTCGCCGACGGTCTCAAGTTGTTTGAACTCTTTGATCGCTTTGTCAACGCCAGCGCCAACATACTCAGTAATGATCGGGATGTTGATAGCCATTAGCGCATCTCCTCGTTAACTTTCTTCATCACTCCGCGCACAAGATCCGAAAGACCTTGCTCGACGTCTGGGAGATGTTTTTCTGCTGTAGGCCACAGCACTCGAGGCGTTCTAGTGCGTAGGTTGCTGTTGAAGTTTGTGCCTGGGTTCGCTAGGCCTGCGACTTCAAAGATTGCGCCTGCTGGATCGCTCTGGGTCACATAAAGCACAGCGGACTTGTTTCGGCGCGTAGAAGTTTTGAACTTGACGCCCGAGCGAACTTTGTTGATAGTCCAAGGAAGCAACGTACGACCGCGCTTGTCTGTCCACTTGTACTTCATGCCAGATAACGGCATCTGTGGATAGCCACCTTTAGCGTCGGCGATAAGTGGGGCGACAATGCTTCGCGCCTGGCGGTTGAAGTCCTTGCGGTACTCGGGGTCAATACTCTTGAGGGCTTTGATAGCAGCTGCACCGCCGACAAACTCGGTTCGCGCTGTTGCTGTCATATTTAGCCCTTTCTCTGAGTGTTTATTACGTCTATGCAAGTCATGAGATCCTGCAAAGTGAAGTCTATGTCTGGGGGCCAGTAGCCAGTCTCGACAAGTAACTCGGCGAGGTTTCTTGCTACTGATCCCCTTCGGTGGGGTTTTCTGCCTCATTGCTGATGACGTCTAGTGTCACAAGTTTTCTGAGGAAGTCATCCAGGATGATTGGTGGGTTGTGGCCTTGCTGTTTTGCAGCTTCGTGAGCCAAATATCCGAGCATCTCTATTGAAATACCGTTAGCGAGGTCGGACGCTTTGACTTTGTATTTCCGCTCTAGTTGAACAATGTGAAAGAGATTAGTTTCGACAACGTAATCTCCGTCACCTGTGTTCACTTTGATGGATAGTTTCATGGGTTTTCCTTTGCACGGTAAGGGATTGTTTTATGGGGTGATGTCGCGTACCCAAGTGCCACCTGAGAACGAGATTTCCATGACTTGGAGTTCGCCGACGGTGTAGGTGATTGGGTAGTTAGCGATCATCGTGTTCGTGATTGTCCACGATGGGTTAGAAGCACTCAACGCGCCTGAGCCTTTGACGACTTCAATGGTGGTGGTTCCGAGGCCGACCTGACCGGCAATAACGCCTTCAACTTCTGTTGCGCCGTACGACATGTAAAGCGTGATTGTGCCTTCTACGGTCTGTAATCCTGGAACCATGCGCTCGCCGAGGTCTCCGAAGGCGGTGCTGGTTAATGGGTTACTGCCCAGCGTTAACGAAATGCTCGAGGCCTGATCGGTGAGATCCGTAGTTGCAATGGTCAATGAATGGGGCTGTGAAAGGTAGGTGGTTGTTGCCATGATTTCTCCTATGGGTTTCTTGAGGTTCCCACACGCACCGTGAGGTCGTATGAGGGAATGTCTTGGGATCCGATTGTCGTGACAGACGGTGCGCCCGAGATGAGGGAGATCGCGCTGTTCATGATCGTGTCGGCTGTTGTGATGAGGTAGTCCTCGGCGTCGCTGTTGCCTGGGGGAGCTGCGAGGATCCTGAGACCGAAAGTGATTTCGGCGATGTTGCTGTTAAAGCAGGTGAACGTCGGAGGCTCAACAAAGACTGTCATCGGGCGAGCGTTGCGTGAGTCTGTTACGACTGCCAGCCCGAGTCCCGTGAGCGAGGTTACAAGGGTGCTCTGGGCGCTTGCGAAGATGCCACTAGCACTCATGCGACTTGGCTCCGATTAACGCCTAGGAGACGGTTGATCTGCCCCATCGACCCGACGGATCCTGGGATGTTCATTGCTTCAAAACTGGCAAAAGAGTCAACGCTTCCGCGTTCACGGTAGAGAGCGCCAGCCAGCATTGTTGTCCCCAATTTAACGTCCGCGCCTGGGACGGTAGTAAGCGAGTCAAAATAACCTGCTTCCTTCCGTCGCCGAAACGCGAACGCGTTAGCTGCATCCGTGCATGAGCCAACGAAGGCTGTGTCGTTGGCAGTTGCGACCGATATGCCGAGCCAAGCGAGCACGTCCGAACTTGCGATCCAGGTGCAGGTCTGAGTCCAGGTGAGCGTTCCCGTCGGGATAGCTGCACTACGTTCAAGGTCGTCGGCTTCGTCATAGAAAATGACTTGGTTGCCGATGTAGATGTCGTAGTTGAATAGCAGGTCGCCTTCTTCGTCAACGCCTATGAAGTAATAAGGGTTGATCGCATAAACGGTGTGAGTACCGTTTAATCCGTGACCTAGGCCTGCAAGCGTGATGCTTTGACCGATGCCGATGTCCGTGTCCTCGAGGGTCTGCACCACGGCATAGTCGTCTAGTCGCTGGTGATGAGTGACTGCGAATACTGCCATGATGCAAACTTTCTCGGGGCGATCTTAAGGCTTAGGCCTGTGGGATCTTCATGAACTGGTTGGCGTCAATCATCTTCGGTGCGAAGTAGCCACGGAAGGCGATTGTGCGCGACAGCGTTGATGGATTGTCAAGGCTGATTGCGCCCTTCTGCTGTTCGTAGCAACGGAAAGCACCGGTAGCAGCTGCGCCGACGATGGTGGTCTTTGCTGCAAAGTTGGTGTCAACTACGAGACGCAAACCGAACACGACGGACTCGCGTGAGCCTGGGTTCATTGTGCCGAAAGCGTTCATTGGGCCGACTTGTGGGAACAATGGACGGTCTGCTGTGTCGCTGAGTTGTCCGAGTTGTGCGAACACGTCTGGCGAAACAAAGAGATGATCTGGCAGGTAGTAGCCGTTGCTCAAGATGGTTGTAGCGCAAGCATAAACCTTGGCGATCCAGTCTGCAGGGTCGGTCGGTGCGACGTTGCCTGTGGTCTGTGATGTGCCAGCAAGAAGCGCGTCTGCAGCTGCATTGTCTGTGGCGAGGGCGTATTTTTTCGCCATGTCCTCGAGGAGACCTTGGAGGACTTCTGGTGAAGTCCAGTCGATTGAGGCTTCGGAAACTTCGACGTATCCGCCGTAGATGTCCTTTGTGATTTGGATGTCATCAACAACAAACTGTCCAGCGGTGATGGTGGTGTTCTGTGTCTGTGGGCCACCGATTGAAGTGTGTGTCGTGATTTTTGGAACGATGAACACCTTGCCACCTTGGGGCATCTGACGTGCTTGGATTGCATCCACCACAGGGCGCAAGCCTTGAATTCCCGAATAGATGGGCGAGATGATAGGCAATGGCAAAATTCCGTCCAGGTCGCTCGTGGTCACATCTGGAGCTGCAGCGCGAACTCGAGCATTGAACTCGGCAGCTACAGCGCCACCTTGCATCTGTGCGGAGATCCACTCGCCAGCGGAAGGAAGTTTGAACTCTTTCTTGGCTTGTGCGTAAAGGATTGGGCTAGTTGGGGTTGTTGCCGACTCTGCTGACTCGGCCTTGATTTCTTCTGACACGTTGTCCTCCTGAGGGGTGTCTATGGGTTGGGTATTTTCTTCAACATCCTCAGGATCGGCCGAGGCTGCGATTTCTGTGATTACTGCTTCCGAAAAAGCAGGAACCGCGACAAGTGAGAGCTCAATGAGTTGTGCTTTTGACACAACCATTACGCCAGCCTTGTCAAACTTAAATGAGACGGGGTTAGCGCCGACGCTAACTGAGTCATACGCGCCAGCCTTGAGCAAGGCGACTGCGTCCTTTGATGCGCGAGTGTCTGCGAGCGTTGCTTCAAACTCAAGGCCTGCATCGCTATCGGAGAGAGCGTTAACGACTCCGCGCAACTGGCTCATGTCATGGTTCTCCAGCAGTTTTGCTGGCTTTTGAGTTAGGTCAAACGCGCCACGAAGAAACTTGACGCGCTGACCTCCTGAAACAGTTGCAACAACATCCCAGGGGACGGCAATACCGGCGATACGCGCTGGGCGGTTCTCGTCGCCTGCTTCGGCGATAATGAGATCTAGGTCTGCGTGGAAATGGATCATGGTTACTCCAGGTTGTTTGTATCGGAGAGAGGGTTAGCTGCTGGTTCTTGCATGACTGGCTCGTGGTCATCTGGCGCGTATTCGCCGACGTATTCATCCAGGTCAAATTGTGTGTGGCGTCCTCGAGGTAGCACATCGTCCATAGACAATCGTTCCTCTATGGCGTGGAGAATTGGGCGAGCACCAAAAAGGAGCAGGTCTTGGCGAGCCTGCTGAGCATTTGCGTAAGTCATTCCGCTCTGGTCAATGGCAAGCAAGTAGGCAGGAATGTCCATGAGGCGAGACAATTCTTTTGTCTGATACTCACGACCTTCGACTAGCTGCAACTTGCTCGGGTCTTGGTCAAAGGAAACAAAGTTCACAAACTCATTCAGAGCGCCGATGGCGTTAGAACGACGATTGGACGCCCAAGCTGCAGCCATTTCGCCAAGTTCTTCGCCCGACATGGGCTCTCCGCCTTTTTGCTGGAGATACCCAGCTGCAATTTCATTCGATGCAAAACGCTCCGCGCTCTGATCTAACTTGAGTGCGATCTGGATAGCGCGACGGCCTGAGTAAATGACGCCGAGGTTGCCGTTCAGGAACTGGATGACGTTGCTCGGGTCGAGTGGGAGACCGTTGAACTCAAGTTCGTCTGCTGGCCCGAACCATTCAGGCGGAGCATTGCTCGGAGTCTGGACGAGGTTCGCTGGGAGCCATTGGAAAGTTGCTGGGAAGCCTGTGCTGTAGCGCGACGTGACCGCCCAAAAAGCGCGACCGTACAGGATGAGATCCTTAGCGGTTTTCGCCATAATAAAGTTGCGCGT